TGATTACATTCAGAACTATGATAAATATGTCCATTTTTTTTATTTATTCTGCCACGAAAATCTCTCAGTGGCTTTTCTTCCCCACAATCAACACATACCTTTGATTCTGGTAGTGGTGCTCTCATTCCTTTATTCCAAACCATACCCCTCTCCTTTGTTAAGGGAACCCCACTAGGAGGGCTCCCTTTAGTTTTCTATTACACCGCGTAGTACAGGTCTAAGCGCAGAGTACCTGTTAAGGCACCTGAACCAGAACTGGTTACGATGATGTCAGAAGCTGCGGTAAGTTTAGTACCGAAACTATCTGCATCTGCTCCTAAATCTACTGATCCAGCAGCAGTGGTTGCCTCGCTAGCACTAAGTTCCACGCCCAATTCACTGGTACCAACAGCGATAGCTGTATTAGAACCCAGGTTGTCATGGTAAATTTTACTCTCAGGAAGGATCTGAGCTCCCGCAGGAATCTGACCTCCCATATAAATAAAGCTTCCCTTAGCTACACCGGCGGCTTCCGCGCTGTCGTGAACCCATTTTACACGAGCGCCTTGCTCGTCTGGGGAGATGATGTTCTGATGACCACCAGCGCGAATTTTAGTTCTGTTAACTCCATAAGTTGTTGCCATATTTTAATTCCTCCATAAATATTATTTTAGTTCTTAAGCTTCAGAACAAAGAATGCTTCCAACTTTCTTCTCAGATGTTCTAATAGCGCCCATCCACATCTCGTTAAATATCTGATAAGAGTAGTTTTTATCGATTCTCTGTTGAATATCGGTAGAAGTATCTTTACCGATACCAAGCTTCAATCCATCCTCAGCCCAACACAGAACTCTACGATAAGAGTTGTCGTCAACTGGAAGAATATCCGCTGAATCTACTTGACCATCTAACAGATGAAATTTAAAGCCCATGAAACTATCAACCTCACCCTGTACAAGGGCTTTCACGCTGTTGTAGTCGTAGCTTCCAACTTCAGTAGATGCCAGTAAATCTGCTTCCTGCTCTGCGGTCAAAGCGCAATGCAGTGCCAGACTAGCTGGTACATTATAGGCTTTGAAAATCCGTCTCATATTACGCAGTTTGGCAACATTAAGACCAGTTGCTCCAGAACCTGAATCACGCACGTCTACTGCAACAGTAGAAGCTGCGGAATAGGTATAGGAAGTTGTGCCGTCATAGCCACCATAAGTGGTGCCATAAGCAGCCTCAACAAGCAAATTGTCTTTAATTCGACCCATAGCATACAGAGCGTCCATGACGATGTCGCTTGTAGGATCGTTGATAAGAGCCAGCTTATCAAATGTGTCAATCAGAGGCGCGAAAATAAACCTTCTCAGGTTGATTCTACGTCTCTCATATGTCATGTCTTCATTGATGGTATCAGCATTACGAGTTGTTACCTCGGTTGCGTCTGCTGAATCTATAAAATCGAAATACTTAAATTCACCCTCTATAGTATCTCTATCTACAAAATTCTGCAGCTCACTTCCTTCTTGCTGTTCCTTCAGCTTGAAGTTCATGGCGTAGGTATTTTTCATTGCGGTTGTTATATTAGCCATTGTAATATCCTCACTTAGTTTTTATTTCTCTTTCACGCTGAGTAAGCGACCTATGAGCTGCCCTATAGAGGACTCGTTTGGTAAGTTGTTTCAGTCGGGACCCTTACGGGCTACCCCTTACTTAGTCAGTTAGTTGGAGACCTTACGGCTACCTCCTACTTTACTGGTATATTTGGGTTGTTGTACTTAACCCAAAGGTAGTGCTTCTGGGCAAACGTCCATGGTATAGCCACTTCATTTGGCAGACCATGTTCCAGAACGAACCGTAGACATTCAAGTCGCAGTCGCTCGTTGTGGAGCCCTTCTTCCCATTTCTGTTTTTTTATATCAGAATTCTCTCCCATTATACACCCGCCTTTCCAGCTAGCGTTGCCAACTTAGTAAGCTTGTCGACAGCATCTTGATGTGCTGGGTCTTTCTTATTGTAAAGCGGATGGTTCTTTGGATCTTTCTGAGCATCCGAATGCATCTTTCTAATTTGTGCTTCTGCTTGTTGCGCATTCATTGGAACTGGAACTCTTGTATCACCAGGTGCTTTATCTTCATTAAATAGTTGAGCTATTTTGTTTGCAAATCTAAGCATCTCTGGTTCTTTGTTTAATCCAGAATCCTTCATGAACTTTCTAAATCTTCCATCCCCATCTAGCCTTTGTAGTCCTTTATTAGTACCTTTTACCATTGCATCGTAATTAGTACCCCATTCCTCTCTTAATGCTTTATATCCATCTTCTAATCTTGTTTTATTCTTATTAGTAAATTCCTCACGTGCTCCAGCGTTTCTTGTACTCATACTGTCCCATAACTTGGATGCTTGTCTTTCACTTAGCATATTCTCGTGTACTGCATTTCTAAACCAATCAATATCAGCTTCCGAAATACCTTCATGCGCTGTGAGCTTGTAATCTTTTGCTTCTGCTGGCATCCCGATCTTCTGATTAAAGGATTTCCAATCTTCTGTCTTCCAGTCTTTCTGTGGTAATGGTAACTTATCTGAACCTATAAGTTTTTGCTGGTTGATATAAGATTTAGTCAACCCACCTAAATCAGAGTAGTCAGCCATACTTGCATGTGAAGCATGTTCTGGGTCTACAGCACCCCTCCAATTCTTGTTAATAAACTCTTTTTGACCATCTGTTAATGTACCACCTTCTGCTACCGTCAATCCGGCTGGTGTTTCATTTTCTCCCATTTTCGTTCTCCCTTCTTTGAGACCCGCTACCTAATAAATTAGACGAGCTACCTCCGTTAAGAGTTAAATCTCAAAATATAAATAATGTTTTAGTTTGCTACTTTTAATCTCTTCACCCATCCTTAGGAATCTCCATTTCAATTAATCTTTGTATATACCAGTATACGCTTTTTCTGCCGTCTAAGAAAGCCAACTCCAATGGATCTGCGTGTTGTCCTTCAGTTTTAACAAATGAAGGTATCTTCACCTGGCAATATTGTTCCAACTCTTTTAATACTTTCTGACCCGATTCCGTACCAAATGCTTGCTTAAAAAAAATTATTCTCGCTCTCGCAGCAGATATTGCTTCTTCTTTCAACCTTTTACGTTCCATGTTATTCATTACCTTGTTTGCTACCATTCCTTACCCCCTTGCATCTTTTAAATTCTTCCCTGCTTTAGATGCTGTTTCAGCTACCTCAGCTTGACCTTGGCTCTGTTGCAGTTGCTGGGCTTGAGCCATCTGTTCTGCTCTTGCTTTTCTATTAGCTTGTACTTTCTTTTCATCCACCAATATATCAACAGGTGCTCCACTAATATCAACGTTTCTACGATACGCTACATCAATATTAAGATTATCCAAAACTTCTGGCTTCCCAGCCTGAGCCCATTGAAATGCTGTTCCAACAGCACTGTTAATCGCCTGTAATTCATTATGCCTCTTAGCTTTCGCTAACGGTGATACGTATTTCAACGAATACTCTTTCCCCTGGACCGATTCTGGGGGGATAGGTAGTACGGGCTGACCATTTTCATCTACACTATAATTAAGGATGTTAAGTACTCTGAAAATCAAAACACTTAACAATTCGTTTTGTAATCTTCCCACCGTGGGTCCGATTACTCGCATGTTCTCGCTCATCCGAGCTCTGACTTCTTGAGCTGTCATCTCGGATTTATCTATAACTTGCAACTGAGTAGCGAAGAACGCATCTGCTATGCTGTCTCGTTTTTCTTGAGCCATATCAAATGTTAATGGAAGTCTCTTACCAGTTTCTAATGGTCTGATATAGTCGTTAGTACCAGCTCGGTAATAACTAATACCACCTGGAGCAACATTCAAACTCATAAATGCATCATCAGGAACCTGTAATGGCGGCTCTGCTGCCATCTGTCCTGCTATAAGAGTTGTTTCCATCATAGCGTTCAATGTTTTTATATCCGCTAACGATGCAAGTGCTGGACTTCTTCCGAATCTTTCACCTGAGCTCTTCATCCACCTTGGCACCAAATAAGGAAAGGTTTCGTACCCACCCTCATCTAAAATGTGCATGTTGTCTTTCTCCATCCACACAGATGCAAATTCCATATTTAGATTATCCTTTGATTTTGGATCCCGCTCATCACGCGGGAAACAAGCGTGTATAATTGTTGTCTCAAAGGTAGGGTCGTTCTCATACTTATCCATTGTTACATCACTAATCTTATCGCCCCATCTTTGATAACATTGTCTTGCTGTATAAATAAATTCACGGAACACTGTATCAACAGCACCGTACTTGTTCTCATCCAAATATATCTCTCTGATGTGGCAAGTCTTGAAATTCAAATACTTACCTGAATCATTACTATCTTCTACATACATGATGGCTGTGCCAAATGAACCTAAGTCCATATAAAGTTCGTGTATTTGATCGTAGAAGTTAGAACCATCTAAATACTTTCTAATCTGTTCTGTAGTTTCCATCAACCATGATTGTACCGATGGGTCATTAGATAAGGTTTTATCATCTATACCCAGCTGAAACCACTGACTGGATTGGTTTGTTAACATATCATTTAGATTAGCAGATAATCTAAGCAAAGATTTGTAAGCAGTGCTATCATACATTAGTACACTACGATCCTCACCAGGAGTTATCGTGCCTCTCACTGGGCTTCTATTAGGCAGCATGTAATCAATTACATCTTGCCAGATGGATTCCCACTGATAACGTTCAGTAGCTAACTGATCCAATCGTTCTTTTATACTTACAGGATCCACTTTTAACATTTTGACACTCCTTATCTGCTATTTTATCCGAATATCATTTCTACATCATCTTCGGCTTCTATATCTAATTCACCTGCTCCACTAGCACCCCATGCTGACTCAACAAATACTGTTGGTGAACCATCATCCTGGAACTGCATTGTATCTGCGAAACCAAATCGTTGGTCTCGTCTAGCACTTAGTTCTTGTAGATACTCTTCTATGGGGTTGTTTACGATATCACCAGGAGTTCCACCTTCAGGTGGCACTTCAGGTGGCACTTCAGTTACTGGATCCTCTGTTATAGGTGTAGGAAGTGGATCAGGTGTAGTGGTTCTTGGTGTATAATCACCAGGACCGTCGCCTTCACCAGGACCATCAGAACCATCACCCAGGCCAGGATCTGAACCTCCTATAATACCGGCGCCGATACCTGCTATAGTTCCTGCTATTGGGTTGCCAGTTAATGCTGTAGCTAACGGAGTAACAGTTGCAAACAATGAGGTATTAAAGCCAAACGAACCAGCTTCGACCGAATCTAAATTAGCCTGTGCATCAGTAATGCTTCCTGTACCAGGAGCATCTGCAGGTGCAGGAGCAGCACCTCCGCCAAAAGAACCAGCTGGAGCAGCGCCTGTAGCAGCTGAACTTCCCATATCAACAGCTATACCCATATCAGCCATATCAGCTAGACCACCACCACCACCGGCAATACCACCTGTTTCACCAGCACCGCCCATGGCACCACCACCAACAGGACTATCAGCAGCAGCATTACCATCAGCCATACCAGCACCACTATCACCACCCTTGTTATGTACAAGGATACCATTGGCAAAGAAATTGTGTACGTCTTCTATATCCATAAGGTTATAGGTAATAACCTCGTCATATACCTCTTCTATGTTGGTAATATGTGCTTGAAGTATCTTTTCATCAGAATACAAAACTGCCATATCACCTAACTCCAACTGCTTAATTCCACTCAAATCGTACTTTTTTTCTGTTAATTCTGGTGAATAAGACGCCCATCCCTTATCTTTTATGAGATATGGATGAGTGTGTGTATTATGATTTTCGAACTTACCATTGAATTTAATCTTAATGGTGTAATCTTCACCATCACCTGTGTGAACTTGTGTCATTAAACCATTCACTTTTTTTCCAACTAACTCACCTTTATCAATATCGAAGGTTAATACATCATCACCAATGACGATATCCTCGATATTCTTAGTAGAGTCATCTGACATTGTAACTTTTGTACCTGCTATGAAACAGTCTCCACCCCCCATTATTACTCCTTTGGTCGTATAAACTTGTTATACCACTCTTTTAACTCATCTGTCCGCTTGATATGGTATGTATTGTATTTATCTGAAGGTACGTTCGAAGTTATGATTTGTACCCATCTATCTGGGAGAAATCTAATATCAAACTTGCAACCTTGTGCGGATGAGTTATACACTTTTATCATAAACGCCGTCATAAGTTCATCTGATACTTCGTTGTTTCTATAATCTTTATCAACATAAATGAAATGTAAGAATGCTGACCACTTTAAATATGTTAAATACAACTGCCATACTAAGAATCCTATTACTTTTATACCATTATTTACCACTAATACTTGATATTGTTTACCATAAATCGCATCCAACAACCACTTTTGATAATTACCCCAGTTATCAAATGTATCTATCATTAAGCTCTTATCTGCCTTAGCACACATCAATACCCCTATTACATCCTCGTCATCACAAATCCTTACTTCCATAACCCCTCCTTACCCATACATAAATTCTACTTCCTCATCATCTGTATCTATATCTAATTGACCAGCCCCACCAGCACCCCATGCTGATTCGATGAACACAGTAGGTGTACCATCATCCTGAAACTGCCTGGTATCAGCAAAACCAAACCTATTTTCTCTTCTTGCTGACAACTCTTGTAGATACTCTTCTATGGGGTTATTGACTATATCGCCAGGAGCGCCACCTTCTGGAGGAACTTCAACTGGAGGTTCAATGTCTTCGTCGTCTTCGTCTTCAACTGAAGTCCAAGGACTATCGCCATCATCATCACGACCACCACCACCATCGTCGTTTTCATAACCAGTATCATCCGATGGACCATCAGACCAACCAGGTCCGTCTTCACCTTGACCTGGAGTATACCCCTCTATATTTTCAACTTTGCCTGGTTCTGAATCCAACCCAGTAAGACCGCCACCAATTATAGCTCCCGTAGCACCTGCAATACCCATACCAATACTGAAACCAGCTAAAGCGTCTTCTAAGCTCCAACTCCAATCAGGAGGCAGATTTGAAAGGTCTGTAGAAACTCCTGGATCATCACCTGTTGAAGGACCACCTGTTTGGCTTCCGCCTGGACCTCCACCAACTTCGCTTTCATTATATCCTTCATACCCCGAATAATCAACATCAGCATTACTATTATCAGTAGATACTTCTGGGTCGGCTGGTCCTGTGGGAGCGCCTGTGTAACTACCACCTGGACTTCCACCTACCTCAGAGCCTTCAATATCTGCTGTGCCTGAAAACCCATCACTGGTATTATCAGTACCATCATTGTACCCACCAAAGCCAGAAGCCGAATCATTGTCGTTGTCATTATCACTTGAATTATCACTGGAGCCACCACCCCAACCATCATCGCCTTGGTTGCTGTCTAACCCGAAATCACCACCTGAATCAGAGTCGTTGTCATTATCACTGCCCTCTGAACACATAGCACATAACATTAATCTAAATAAGTTGCTTGTAAACATATTATCCTCCAGCGTTTTGAATTACTTGTTCTCTATTTTCTATTTTGTTTATATCGTTTATGTCAACCCAATATACTTTCTTAACTTTCATAACTCCATCAGGCAGACCGAAATCTTTTATGTATCTCAACCAATGACTTTCTGGTAATGCGAAACTGTCCCACATAATTCTCATATTGTTTTCAACAGCCAACCTTACCATCTCACCTATCATTATATTTATTACTCGTTTACCCTGGTGTTCTGGTACTACATAAATGTTTACAACTAATAGATCATTACGCATCACGTTCTTAACTCTGTCTAACACTGTGTACGCTACTGGTGTGTTACCACTCTTTACTATATACATTACAGTATTACTGTTGTACCACTTCTTATTTAACCATTTAATGTAGTCATCATCACTACATCTATATTCTTTATGCTGGTTACTTTTTACCAGGATAGTTAAAGATACAAAGTCATCCCACGTCTTTACTCGTACTATTTCCATATAACACTCCTTACCTTGATACTCTTATTATGTTGTGCCTCTCTGGAACTGGAAACGAATTAGTCGGCACCCTCTCAAAAGGATTCCTTCTCTTGTAGCTATCCTTAAATTGGTGTGTTGGTAGCTTGTGTCCCATCAACGATGGATCGTCATCATCATATGATATAGCCAAGTATCTAAAAGCATCTGACGCATGAGATGCACTATCATGAACTGGTTTCTTTCTAAATACTGATAACCTCTCATCATAATCTCTTCTGTACGACCTGAGATTATCAACACCCTTGTCTACATACTTATTATCTGTATTAAAATAACACTTGAGCAAGAACATTCTAACGTAGTTTATACCATCTTGTATAGGCATTCTCTTAACATCTTGAAATCTAAGACCATATCCTGCTGCTATTTCTTTAATAGTTTTACCACTACCTAACTCATGCTTCTTAACATCATGAGGAGCGTAGTGGGCTCCGTAGAAATATGGTTTCTGGTTAATTATATTAGCATACTCAAGTATACCTTTCTGGTTGTTCTCGTAATAATCTATGATGCGCGGGAAGCCGCCTGGTGGCTTTTGATAGAACCAAATAGCTGTGTCATCCTTATATCCTAAATCCCATGCTGTATATACAGGAAGCTCTGGTACCCATGGGTACCCACCTAGTCTACCTTCTTTCTCTATAGTTGATAGCACATTTGCATAGTATGCGCCTTTAATACTAGCTTCAAATGAACACATAAACTCTTGTGCATACTCATCTATTGACATTATCTTGCGAGCTGCTTCAACCTCATCTGGATCTAATATATCTGTTTGGTCAACTTTGAACATAAATGACATCCAATCTTTATGTTCTTCATCCATTCCTTGTTGATAAAGCTTGTAAAACATGTTCTTACCCATCGGTGTACCTATAAACAAACACCAACCCTTACGATCTGTAAGCAGTGGTCTAATAACTGAACCCCAAACTGACTCTTTCATCATGGCTACTTCATCTAATACCACTCCATCAAGATACATACCTCTTAAATTGTCTGCATTTTCTGCTCCATACAGAGTAATTCTTGCTCCATTTAGGAATTTAACGTATCCATTTGTCTCATTTACCTTGCTTCCAGGTATGGTTTTGGTGTATTTCTTAAGGTATTCAAACGCTACATCTCTCGCCTGCTTGTTAGTCGGACATATATACGCGAACCTGGGCATCTCTTTAGGACACGTTACTGCCATTCTTACTAATACATTTACTGCTAATACTGTTTTTCCAAAACAGTCAGCGTCGATGACAAACTGCAACTGTAAAACGCTTCAATTCTTTGTAAATATCTTTTTGATATTTATGCGGAGCGAAAGGTAATATAATTTCTTTCGGCATCGACAAACCACCCCCTTCTAACAAGAAACATCCTGTAATCCATTTCCTTGCCTTTGGTTTTATTATGACAACTCAAACACATTTATCTAAATTATCCCAGCAAATTTTCATTAATCTTCATTTCCTGTTTCATTAGCCCATTTGAATACAAACTTCCCATCTGGACTTTCTAAACCCATCTGTAGAGTCTGTTTAGCATCAGGTATAAGCATCTCCATCAACATCTTGGCTATATCTCTTTGAACAGCTGGTGTAACTCTCTTGCTTGTTGTTTTTAAATCCTTCAACAGCTTCTTGATTATGTCAGCACCACCATCAGTTTGCTTTAATATATAACCCCTCAGCTCCTCAGCAGTCCTAAACTTAGTTGGTAAATTATCTACATCAATATTGGCTAAAGCTAGTTCCTTTTGTACAGTGTTCTTCTGTACGAACTTACCTGTTACTGGATCCTTCGGACGAGGATTCTTCTTCATCGTTCTATTAGGCATCTTTCCTCCCGAATAGTTGAGCGCCGACATTATCAATCTCAGCACTATCTATCCATTCTTTAATAACTTTGGTCACACTTATACCTTTATATAAGGCGACCCTGTTTAACTTTTCCTTTTCAGCTTCCGTTAGTTTGATTCTAATCTGTGCCATCTTGTATATCCTCCAAGAACTTTTTCATCTCATCCTGTTCAATCATCTTATTAAATGCTGTATCAGGTAGATTCAATTCTTCATTAGTCTTAGGCACAGCATCATACGCATTACTCATCAACGGTGAACA